TACCGCCACCGGTTGCACCGATAGCGTTAACGGTTTCCCCGTAGTCTTTAACAACAGGATTAGAAATAACCTGAGCGCCACCGTCAACAGCACCCGAAAGAGTAGTACCAGCAAGAGTCGAACCAGTCAAAGTCTTCGACCACGTTGTCGTAGCATCAACACCAGAACCACTCTTTTGCATCAAAGCATACTGATCGGCATCGGCAGCATTATTCGCAGCAATACCCAACTTTGCTTCCAAAGCAATAAGCGCAGTTGAATGCGCCCCATGCACCTGATCGTGCTCGTAACCAGAAGCATCTAAATCTGTAGTAGAAGCTGGTGTCGGCTGTTGCGCTGATGTATCTAACGAAGTTGGGTAATTAGATGAAGGCATTTATGTCTCCTACGGCTTCAAATCAAGAGTAAATATACCGGAAGGGTTCCATTGGATCTGGAACGTACCGGAAGTTGTACTGAAATTCCCATCGAAATCTATATACGCAATCAACGAATCATTACTCGCTGACGCATCGTTCACTGTTTTGCTATATACGACTGCGGCTCGAACATCCGTCAACGTAGAAGCAGTCCACGAAACGTCGGCTGCGTCGAAAGTAATAACCGCAGAACCGTCACTAGTTTGAGTAACAGCAGTAGACGTAAGTGTTGCACCACCTGCGACATAACCACCTGTTGCCGGGAGTTCGCTGTCTATATCAGAGAATTTGGAATCAGTATCAAACTGAGGGGTCCACCCCGCAAGTTTAACTAACGCACAATTAAATGTGTCGGTGTCGAAATCGACAGTTGTACCGCTACCCGTCATTAAGGTTTTGAATGTGGCAGCGAAAAGCGAACTAGCCATTTGTAGTACTCGTTCCTGTAATCGGCTTTGGCCTGATGATTACGTCACCGTTTGGTTTTTGCATATGTTTTCTTTTTCTTTGCAGCGGCAGCAGCCTTTTTACCTTTAGCGGTATAAGGATACTTTTTTCCATTAACAACAGGCATAGGTTGAATGATAGCAGAGGAGTGTGGGAGGCCGGGGAAAGGGGGAAAACCCGACCCCCCACACACTCTTAGGTGCTAACTATTAGTTGGCACCAATACTGGAAGCTGATTCCACACGGATCATGCACTTCTCTCGGAAGATGCCGTATCCAACTAGGTGGTACCAACCAATTGGGTTGAACCGACGCAGAGTATCAGTCACAGGGCCAACAACAATAGTTGGATCTGGACCAAACCCTGGGGCACGAGAGAAGCCTTTTGCAAGAGCTTGTCGGCCACAGATAAGGGTTTGGTAAACATCGACTGTACTAGCACCACCGTCAGCGATTAAACCTGCACGAGGGTTCTCGATGTAGGTAATACCGTTGAAAGTACCAATCGAACCTACACGAATAGGTTCACCTTGCTGGTACAACTGGTACTGAATGACATCCGTTACCGCAGCATCACTACGAAGATCGTAGGAAACATCCGGGTGGATGATCGCCATGTAGTTACCGTTTTCCCAGCCGGGGGCTGAATCGGTACGCAACTGAGCGACGGCTCGTCTACCCAAGGTAGCGTCGTAAAGGTCGGTAGCAGTAATAGCGCCACGGCTAGTGCCGGGACCTGCGCCTATACCCGAATAGATAATTTGTGCCGGTACGACGCTGCCATTGGCAACATTAGACACAAGTTTATCAAGCGAGTTCGCCATATTATAGCCAACAATGTTGGCTGCATCAGCATCAACATTCAGGAACGATGTTCCACGAATCTTGGCACTGGTGATAACCGCATTGCCGTACTCTAAAAGAGCTACGTCTACCTTGCTATCGGTAATTGCAACAGCGGTAACGTCAGCGTTTTCGGTTAATGCTGTTACTGCTTGGTCAATCTCGTCAATGAACGTGAACTGCACAGTCGCCGCATTATGGCTTTGAGCAGTCGAACGCACATCAGCGAGCATTTCGAATAGGGGTTGTGACCGGAGCGCAAAATACGAGATTTGGTCAAATGCCGTAGTTACCTGATTGGTAAGCGTACCAGTCGTTACTGTAGGTGCTGCCATTGAGAATCCTCATGGTTAGGACTCCCCGGCGTTATGAGTTAGACGCTAGCGTTCCACCCAAAACCTTGCGATTCCATTAAAGCCTTTAACTCAGCTTCATTCGTAGTAGCTTTAATGCGATCATCAAAATCAGGTGGGATTACCGGATCTCCGCCTTCGCCAGCAGTCTGGATACGGGCCTCAGCAAGCATTTCGCTGGTCCATTCGGGTTCACGATTCGGCTGGGCTGGCATCGGATTGTCTCCGATAAACCCTGCCGCCGCTGCTTCCTCACGGATAGCTTCGGGGTCCATGTCACCGTCATAACCTTTAACGAAATACTTGACACGAGAATCATCAGGATCAAGTCCTGCTGATCTAAACGTATCCCGACGTTCGTAATCTGCGAGTTTCGCAGCCAAGTCAGCCTGAGAGTCCTCAGCCTTTTTGGCACGATTCTCTAGTTCACGTCGCCAGTTCGGTTTCGATTCGGTACTGCCAGAATCGTAGTCACTGTTACCAGTGGAGTCGGAATCTGTCATATGTCACTCACCTACTTGTGCGCATCGAGGCGGTGGAACCCCAGATGGAAATTGTGTACCGCATCCCGCTCAGATTTAGTACATGTTAAGTATGGCAGAAACTATTGCACTAAATCAAGTACCCGTAGTACCGAAACCAGCGAATCCGCCTTGGTCCCCATAAAGACCGCTACGTCCACCCAATCTAGAACGCCTATTTTCTACAACTGATTCGATTTCTTGGTTCGCAGTACTATCCATACCCATGCTACCTAACGCAATTTGGTCTGTTGACAACGAATTCTCATTCAACAATCGAGAAGTTAACCCTCGTGAACCAGCTAGTTTTGCCATATCGCTGACACGAACCGCTGCTTTCTCTAATTTCTCAGCAGCAGATTTACTTAACCCTGATCCCAAAGAACGAACAACACCAGCAGACATCTGGGCAGTACGCATCTCCCGTTCCTGCTGAATAATACTTTTTGCACTCGTCGGGTCAAGATAAATCGCAGTTAACTGATCTCGGGTTACACCATAAAGACTTTCTAACTGATCAACAGTCTCAGAATCAGCACCACCCGCCGCCTGATAAGCAAGATTTACACGACGTTGAAACTCTGGGGCTGCAACATCGCCACCAATAAGCTTGGCAAAATCGGCTGCCTGATCATAAAACGTAGCAGGAAGTTTGGCAGCTTTTAACGCTGTCCGATAGTCATCTTCCAAATCTAAATAAGTAGTTTCGTTAATGGCATTAAAATCGTTTGCAGCACGCAACGCCATACCGGGGAATCGGGCTTTATATTCTGGTCGTTCACGCAGCTTTTGAATAATCCCAGTATCGCTTGTCCCCTCAATGATTTCGTCAGATAAAAACTCAACCAGTTTCATATCTAAACCATAAAGTTTGATTAAACGAGTGAGGACACCTTTAGCACTTTCTTCACCCTCAGCGTTAGTTAAACCGTCACCCCCACGCCATAATGTGTCGCCAATGGCAGGAGCAGCCCCAGGACTAGATCCTGCTGCACCAGGACTAGATCCTGCTGGCCCAGGAGATGTATCGTCAACGCCAGGGGTTGCACCCGGTTCGTCAACAGCCGTACCAAACTGGGGATTCCACATCCACTGGTTAGTGTAAGGATCAGGAATCCATTGTTTCTGCCCATACTGATCAGTAGCTTGTACGGCACCCTCAGGTAACAGATCTTCCGAAGGTGGGTCAGGCATCTGATAACCACCCTGCCACCCAGCAACCGTATCGTCTTCAAATTGGCCGCTAACAAAAACACCTTCATCAGCAAGTTGGGTTGTGATATCGAACACATCACCCGTAGTTGTGCGATGCTCCTGATCCCAGCCACCGCTTAACTCTAAAATCTGAGACAAATCTGGCGGTTGCGGACCGAAATATCCTATAGCGCCTTCTTTCTCAGCGTTTTCAGCACGCTCACGACTGACAGTTCCCCAACTACCTAGCGGTCTTTCTTTCGATGGAGGATAAAGAATAAAGAATTGTGATTGTTGGGCCATTATCTTATTGCACCCCACTTCCTTAGAACCATGTCAGCCTTATCCGTATACTCGATTTTAGCGTTTTGGGTTTCATCCCATTTATATTTAGGAGTTTTTTTAAGATACATCCCTGCTTCATGTTCACTCATCGGGCGGATTGTTCCGTCACCATCTGAATGCATAAATATTTCGTTGAACATCTTGCGATCCCTACCATACATATCTACAGGTCGTTCCAAAAGGTCTGAGGCAGATGACTGGTATGGGCTTACATAGTCGCCAAGATTATTGCCGTCATCCATAAGTTTTCGAAGATGCGGAAATTGGTCGTACGCCATTTTCCTAAACTTTGTATCAAGACTCGCTATTGTATCCAATCCGAGATTGATTCGTTTTGCAAACCGGTTTCTTTCATCTGCTGACAACGTAATCATATGAGTCCGGGCTGAATCTGTAACGTCGTCAACTGCTGTCTGGTGTTTGCCGACAGCTTGATCCATAACGAATTCTTTATGGTTATAAAACATTTCTGCGATACGCTTATCTTCTGCTGTCCAACCATGTCGTTTAATTTTGATTGCGATCTCTCTGAGAACGGGATGATCTTTCTCCACGTCAAGCCCAAACGCTTGGGCCTGTATCCAAACATTGTGAAGAGTATTCTCGATCTTGCGATCCTGCTCCTCAGGAGTCATCACCGACCAATCAGCATCCCACGATGTGTAGGTTGCAAATCCGGGGGTTTTACGCATGAACTCTAAAGCACGATTAGGGTCAACCTTAAAATAAGATAAATAATCAACAACGTTCCAAGGTTTGTTAATCGGAGGGAACCCCTCTGGGATGTCTTCTGGTTGTATCAACCAGTCATCACCTTCGAAAAAGTCGAGTCCACCGATAAGATCTTGCAACGCACCCAAATCATACGGTTCGTCGTCTTCGTCTTCCCCATCTTTCTCGCCGTCTCCCGGTGGAATAGTTTTGGGAGTCCCGACAAGAGTAGCCGGATCATCCATAAATCCCGGTGTAGAGGCACCTTCCCGAATATCAGGCTGTGGTACAGCAGGTCCACGTTCAACATCTGGCCCCGGCATATCTTCTTCACCGGGTTGGGTAGTCGGATCAGGTATAAGTCGGTCATCAGGATGGAAACCAGATGAACCTAATATTTTATTACCCAGACCTGCTGCCGTAACATTACTTGACGTAGAACCAGATAAAACAGAACCCCTTAACCATTCCTCTTGCTGGGTCCCGGTTGGGTGGTCGGAAGCCGGGGCTGAATTTAACCAATCTTCCAATTCAGATATAGTCTTATCAGACGCAACAGATCGCCACTCATCTTCAGAATAATTACTTCTTATCCATTCAGCAACGTATTGAAAATCACCGATTGGTCCAAGATCTTTGATCTGTTCCATCGCTGCTTGGTTTTGCATGAAAATAGGGTCATCGGCCTCTGTACGTTCAAGGAAGATATTGTTCAGAAGACCAGTAGCATCCACATTTCGGGCATATTTGATAATTAGATCCAACAACCGTTTTGTCGCATTATAAATTTCTATAGTTCGAGTAGCCATTATTGACTCACGCCTTCATAGTCACTCAACAACATGTTCGCATAAGCCACATACTTTTTACGACTCTGCATCGCCACAGCCTCAGGAGCTATCTCTCCCACACCAGTAGCCGCATAAGCACCCGGATTCATTTCCTCACCACGCTCTGTTTTTTCCTGCTTTGCTGCCCGATATCCCTGAAGCCATTGCTTATAACCTCCGGGGTTTCCTTTCCTTATGCTGTAACCAGCTTTTTGCTTTGAAGTTGTATCAAACAGTTCCCGCAAATAATCTGGGTCAGGCATTTCTGTTGCCCCAAGAATAATATTGTCCAGCATTTCTTCAAAAGAATTAAAATCTGTATCAGCAAATCGACCTTCTAAAGTCGGGACGTAATCCATGCCCGAATCTTTTGTGAAGCCATGTTCCGTTAACCCAAATTCTTTCGCTCGTGTTGACACATCCGAGATAGCTGCACCGATACCGTCTATCACAGTATCTAATTCGTAAAGATCATCTGCTTCATCAATATCATCAATGAAGCCTTCGATCAAAAGCCCTTGCGCTAATTTCCTGAAATCTTCCTGCCCTGGCATAGACCAAAGATCACGAACATAATTTAAGACATCGGCGCTTCGCCATTCTCGACCCTCGTCGGAAAGCTGATAAGGTTGCCCCCCGGTAAGGCTGCTACCCGGCATCATTCGTCCGGGTTCCATTTCGTATCCGAGGACTACACCCATCCGAGTTGCTGGTAAACCACCCCCAGCAATTAGATTTCTGACCATTTCATCTAGTTCTTCATCAGTTGCGGCCATCCCCAGTATCCAAGGGAACTGTTCAAGAATGTCTGCTTTGTTTACCTGAAATTCAGGATCATTTTTAGACCAGCCCCCCTCTGGTTCTCTAATGATTGTATTTGTAGGTCGATCTACCATCTTTATACCTGTAAACTTTGGTCAGCAGCTAATTGCCTTATACTAGACGGCCAACTGTCTCGTGTAATAACATCGTCATTATCAAAATAGCGCAAAAACACTTCTTGGAAATCAGGTATCAAACCAAAGGTAAGTCGTAACGCTTCCCACCGCTCTTTCAAATCCTCGTTCTGGGAATGCGACAAGGTTTGCATATCCGAATCTCCACTATGTTGAGATCGACTCAACATTTCTAATGCGATCGCATCTCGTTCATAAAGATACATAATGATGTGCGGCAACTCCGGTCGCCCTTGATGAGTTTCCAAATCTGATTCAACAAAATCTCGGAACTCATTGATAACACGAGCGGTCTGACCCATTGAAGAAACACTGTTGTATTCCTCCAACCACATCGGATATCCCTCACCTATCACCCGAATTATTAGTTGTTTTTTGGCAAGATGATGCTGGTTGTAGTCGGCATTCAAACTGAACGGCAACCCAAGGCGTCTCTGAGTATCAAGCTCCTCATTGATCGGAGTCATATATGTAGAGAATCGATACCACCCCATATTTCCTTGTGCTCGTCGCAGAATTTCTGATGGTGTTTGATAGACACGGCGACCTTCTGCGATTTCTTTTCTGTAGACAGCCCGATTAAATTCGTATTGGACATCCAAAGTTCCAAGTTTGCCAAGCAAAAAATCTTGGATCTCGGGGTGGTTATCGATAAACTCTTTGTTGGCTTCATAAAGATGGTGGCCTTTTAATGTTGCAGCAGCGACTCCTTCGACACGAGTTTGCCGACCAAGTTGCCCCCAAAGATGCGGATAATGCCGTATCAAATGTTCATCTGCTGCTTCTAAACCGTATTCTTCTT